AGAAACAAGTTCTAGGGTGTTTTCTGTTATGGTGACCCGTACGGGAATCGAACCCGCGATTAAAATTCCAAAAAGCGTTGGTATACAATGCTTTTCAAAAATCCGTGTCAAATGGCGTGTCAAATTTGCACTTTTTTATCCGCATTTGACACAAAGAAGTTTCGGAAATCCTGCGCCCGTTTTGCAATGTCCTTCTGTGCCAGATGTGTATATATTTTGTGCATCGTCCCGTCATCTGCCCACCCGCCGATTTCCATTGCTATCTTTTCCGGTATCTGGAGGTGATAAGCCAGAGACGCGAAGCTGTGCCGCAATCCGTGGTTCCCGACTTTCGGCAGGCCGTTGGTGGAACAAATCTCGTTTATCCTTGTGCATATCCACCCGCCGGTCAGGTTGACGACATAGCCTTCCTTGTTATCAACTGCCTTTAGTGCTTCCATCAGCGGCTCAATAATCGGCACCGTGCGCCGGGAGGAATCGTTTTTATTCTGCTTCTTGTGAACCAGCTTGCCGCCGTCCCCGGCAACTCTTGCCCCGTGGACATATATTATTTCGTTCTTGAAATCGACCTTGTCCCACGTCAGCGCCAGCATCTCAGACCTGCGCAAGCTGGATAATTCCAGCAGGGCGGCAATTTCTATCGATTCCCCTTTTATGGCTTGCAGGAACACCGGTATCTGATCCGGATCAAGGTACGGCTTTTCGTTGTGTTCCTTTTCCGGCAGGGTCACCCGCGGCCTGCGTCCGGTTTCCTCAAATATCGCTGCGGAAATCAGCATCCACGCGTTTTTGATATATTTCGGGGACAGTGATTTTGCTTCCCTGCGGATGGCGGCTTGCCACTGTTCGTCCGTGGTGGTGTACACATCAGCCACCATCATGCTTTGGAAGCGCTGTTTGCGGTAGGATTCATACGCATAAATCGTTGACGGTGACTTGAACCCCTTCCGGGTCGAAATGTATTTGTCAAGAGCGTCCCCCAGCGACACCCCGTGCTTCATGGGGGCGGCTTTCGCTTCAATGACCCCGTGCTTCATGGCGAGGTATTCCGCCGCGCATTCGTCGTATGTGGGCTTCGTGATGGATACCGTGCGGCCGTCGATGTAAATGCGCGTTCTCCACGCCCCGGATGGGAGCTGCTTAATTTTTGGGAGCCTGATTTCCGGCTCCTTTTTTCTTTTTGCCATCCCGTTCACCTCCGCTAAAAAGCTTGTGGAAAATCAAAAATGCCGTGAGCATAAAAACAGCGGCGATTCCTGCCGCGCCAAATAAAATCACCGCAGAAATCTTTTCGGAGCGAATCAGCCCCATTTCCGGGTTCCGGGCATCCAGCACCATATAGACCACGAGCACCGCCGTCAGCAGAATGTTTAATGCGCACTGCCCGTAAATCAAGGGCTTATCTTCCTTTTGCGCGGATGCAAGCGCACTGTCTTTTTTCGTAAGGGCTTCGCTTTGCTTGCGGATTCTGGTATCCCGGGCAGATATTCCCGCCTCCTGTATCCGGCTCCGATCAAGAAGGCGGGATATTGCGTTGTCCTTTTCTTGCAGCATTTCATCCTTGTGATTGAGTTCCAGCTGCAAAAAATCCACGGTAACGGAATCGTCGCTTTTCTGCGGGGAAAGCCCGATAAGCTCATCTGCGGATAATTCCAGGCTTGCGCATAGGGAGCACACATCCATGAAGCCCGGGTTCATCAGCGTACCGGCAAAGAAACGGTTTAGGGTTGTTCGCGGTATCCCGGTCTCGTCGGCCAGCTGCTGAACGGTTTTGCCTTGCTGCTGCTTGGCGGCCTTGATTTTTTCCACCAACGTCAGGCTTTGCTCATGCAGCGCCAAAATACGTTCCTCCGTGGGCAAAATAACTCGCTCCTTTCATTTTGGCACGCAAAATCTACGCCGTGTAAACGGATTGTCCGATTTGCGCGTTTACTTTTATAGTGGTAGGGACTATGGTAAAGGTGCAACCGGCAAGGGACACACGTCGTTACCGGCGGCAAAGCCCCGTCACCTTGTGGCACGGGTGGCGGGGCAATCCTGGATTCTGGTGGAAGAATTACTCGCGTTCGCCTTTCAGCTTCTTTTGCTCACGCTCAATTTGAGCAATGCTCTTTTCCGGCGTAGGCAGGTCTTCCGGCATGGTGCCACCCAAATCTTTTATGGTCTGACGCACCTTCTTCCCAACTTCATAGTGCGTATTGTTTGCAGCTTGCTTGCCGCGAATGCCTTCGCGGCGAAGCTTTTCATCCGTCTGGGTGGCGCGGAAGAGATTTGCTGCAAGTTCAGTGCTTCCCATGTGATCCAGTATTCTCTGGCTCTTTTTTAAGCCTTTTCGTGCGTGAATCTCCTTCATTCCCAGTCCGCCGTATAGCCCCTGATAGCCCTTGTTTTGAAATATTGCGTAGTCCCGTGGATCTTCAATTCCGGCCATTTGTGCCGCTTCCGCAAGAGACTTGTTGTGAGCGGTCATTTCATCACGAATTGCCAATCGTTTCTGATCTTCGGAAAGCTGGTCGTAGTTGTCAATCAATTCCTGCTGACGCGTTTTTACCGCAAAATATGTCTGACCGACAGCTATTACTGGTTTAGAAGGGTCGCCGTTCATCACAATCAGGTAACACGCATAGCGAGTTAGTGCATAATCACTAATTTTGCGGACACTTCCGGTGTTCATTTTTGTGAAACTGGTAACTTCGCCGAAATTGTCTTCGATAGAAATTCCACTGTTCTTGCAGGCGTCCATCGCCTTAAAGAGAATATTTTCAAAGTTTCTCCAGTCCGCATATTGAAGAACTCGCGCAAGTTCTCTGGCAAGCCAATATTCCTGGCCATATTCGTCAATGTGCTTTATGCTTTCAAATGTTTGCTCGGAATAGCTTTCCAATTCATATCCTTTCATGCGTCATACGTCCTTTCCAACTATTTATATCAGTGCCAAACTGGACAATTCTACAGGAAAATAATACCACGCTCAGAAAATAATTTCAACGAAAAGAAAAATTTTTGTGCAAATTTCTAATTAGTCCGGTTTATTGGACAGATAGTATGTTATAACTAGCACATAAGCCGAACAGGCGTTCGATAATGATAAAAAGTAAAGGAGAGATAGAAATGACAGCGGACGAAAAGGGCTTTATCAGCGTTTACCGGACATTAACAGATGAAAACAAACGGAGGCTTCTGTGCTTCTTTTCTGATCTGCTGTCCAAACGGCCACCACTTGATAAAACCGCAGATTGTGGTATAATAAGTGATGAAACCGACGAAAAACCAGCTGTGGAGGTGTAAAATATGAGCAAACCGGTAACTTCTGTGAAAGAAATTATTGCGGGTATCAAGGCGGGCATTATGGCTGTTGATTCGCCCACTCGTGATACTGGCGAAGAACAGCCTGTACAGAGAGAACGGAAATCTTCGCAATCAGAGCAAGATCGGCTTCCGAAAGCGTGATTTCTTCATTCCAAGAATCGCCCATTGCCTTTACGATATCCTGCGCGATATCCTCGTTGTGCATGGATGCGTACATCATGAACCCATCGTAATCCAATTTCATAATTATTTTCCTTCTTTCTGTTTTTCTTTTAGGGAAAGGGCGTAGGTGTACAACGCACCTTTTTCCTCAGTAGACAAAGAACGGTACATCCGAAGAATATTTTCCTCCCCGATGTCATTAGGCATCGGGGCATTTTTTGTTTCCTCGCCCTTGAGATACTCAACGGTGACGCCGAAATAAGCCGAAAGCTTGGCTAGTGTAGTATCATTCGGCAGCTTCCCTTTTTTCCAACCGTTGGCGGCGGCATTTGATAGTCCAATAGCAGATGCTACCCCAGAGGCGGACATTCCTTTGTTTGCGCACAGCTCACAATAGCGCTTGTAAAAATCGTCCATAAAATCGCTCCTATTTTGTGCAAAATGTAGATAGTTAGAAAAATTAACATTTCCTATTGACTTCTAACTTTTCTAGCTGTATAATCAAGTCGTGGTTAAAAAAGTAAACAAAATCCCAGACCCAGGATAAAAAATCCTGCGTCAAAGCTATTCTGTTCCTCGCAAGTACATAGTAGCACACTTTGTTAACTTTTGCAACCACAAAATGACTGTGGCGGGAAACAAAAAGACGATGGAGGGTGATCTCCATCGTCCTATGCCAAATTTGTTTACCCTTTATCCCCCTGCAGGTTTTCACCGTCTAAGACCACCCTTAGGCTTCTTCGGAAAATCTTGTCACTTTCGCAGTTTTGGTTCTGCGCATGGCCTTCTCGCTGGCAAGCCAACGGGAGTGCTGAGATATGGTGGGATATGATTACCGGCATATCACCATGAGTTTTTACCTCTTCACTGAGAATCCGCCATATCTAAGCAAACTGCATTTTGCGCCGGTTTTACGTGCTTTGGCAACCACTATTGCGACCCAATGGAAAGGGAGCAGGCAAAAACAAAAGGTTGGTCAAAAAAGCCACCTCCTTTGGATTTGCCCTAGAGAGGGCTACAGATAGCATACCAAATTTTCCCGCCGCAGTCAACATTTTTAACTGAAAGGAGGAATACAATGCCCGAAAAATGGACGGGGCGGCTCATCGGGCGGATGCACAATGAGCGGATCACCTATGAGCAGCTGGCAAACGAAATGGGCGTAAACAAAGCTTATATTTCCATGATTCTGAATGGGAAACGCAAGCCGCCCGATATTCAAAAGCGGATGGAGACCGCGCTGGAAGCAATCATCAAGCGAGAACGAGGCAACCAAGCCTAGCAAACCAGATAACGGGAGGTGAAATAAATGAATCAGAGTAAAGAACTACTCCGCAAGCAGTTGGCGCTACTGGCGGAGCAGTCGGAGATTTCGGCAGAAGATAATCTTCCCGAATTGTCTTCTGCTATGTCCGATGTTTACGACCGGTTAGAACGCCAAACCACGGGAGCCGCGTTTCGTTTGGCGCTGTTGCTTCTTGCGCTCTCTAATCTTGTCGCAAGCATCTTGATACTTCTCAAGTAGTTCCTCCGGGGTCACACTTGACAAGTCCTGATTTTGAAGCCACAGCATTGCGAGTGCTTCGGTTTCATTATCCGGGAATGTTTTGAAAGTAAAGTCTGGCATAAAAAGCTCCTTTCTTATTATACTCGGCTGTTGCAGCAGCCTGTATGAACATTATAGGGGGGAGCGCCGGATAAATCAACAGGAGGTGAGCAGCAACGGCGTACATTTTAATCGGCTTTTTCGTGTTCTTGCTTGTCGCCCGGTGCGGCATGATCGTCGGGGAGCTGGTATTCAGCATGGAAGAACCAAAAGAAAAAATCAGTAAAGGAGGAAATGAAAATGCCTGATGAAATCAAACGGTGCGCTGAGAGCGCGGCAAAGGCTCTAAACAGCATCCCGGTGGACAAGCGGGAAATTGCCGCAAGGCTGGCCGAAACCTACGCCGCCGGTCTGGCCGTGGGTATGGAGCTGGCCGAGGCCGACAAGCCCAAGGACGATGAGGGAAAATAAATGGGACAAGCCTAGAAGGGGGTGAAAAAATGAAAAATTATCTATTCCCCAGAGGGTGTGATTCAGCACGTGTAATCCCCGTCATTGAAACACGGTCTGCGCGCGGGTCTGGTGCAGTGGATCAGCCGACACGGGTTGTCGTGGAATACTGGTCTTTGGCCGGGGAGAAGCTGGCAGAGCGCGATACCTATTTGCAGGGGATGGCTTCGGCTTCCTCGAAAGCAAGTTCCGATTCTACGTAATTCAGCATGGCCTTTATATGCAATAAAAAAGACATGAATAAACGAATTGCAGATTATATGAGAGGAGGTGCAGACAATGCCTAGAATCCGGCAGTATGCCGAGCGCTACGCGGCAGAGGATTTCTGGAAGGAAATCAACCGCTGCTGTCCCCTGGTGGGGATTCAGAGCGATAATGCGTCGGCGCTTGGGAAAAGAATCGGCGAGGGGTACCAAAATCTGCTGAACTACCAGAAAGGAAAGACCGAAATGCGGGTAAGCGTCCTTCGGAAGCTGGTGACCACCCTCCACCCAAACCCGGCAGTGATCCTGAAAACCCTGGGGTATTCGGAGAAGGAGATACGGGCGTTTGCAAGGGAATTGCAGTGATTTGAAATCTACGGCAGAATGCCGAAATTGAAAGGAGTTATTTATGGCGAAATACAAAGTTGGGGATAAGGTGCGGATTGTAGACCACCGAACCGATAACATGAACCCTTTCGGAGGAATGGACAAGTGGCTGGGAAAAGTCATGACGATCAGAGAGCTCTCTTGGTTCGGATATTGGATGGAGGAAGATTACGGCGAATATATGGGAAACGGCTGGATGTGGGATGATAGCATGATTTCCGGCCTTGTGGAGCCTGAGCGGGAACCCTGTACCGTGGAACTCCGCTTTGACGGGATGATTACCGCGGCCGTCCTGAAACGGGGTGGGCGGGACGTGAAGACCGCAGAAGCCCGGTGCAATCCGAAGGATACCTACAGCAGAGCGGAGGGCGCGAGGGTCGCCGTTGAGCGGCTGTTTGAGAAGAAGCGCAAGGAGGACAAGCCAAAGGAGAGCAAGCCGAAGATGTGGGACAAGTTCGTTGTCACGGTAAATAACGGCAAGTATGGTCATTGCTTCAATATCGGTGAAATCGTTACGTTGATAAAGGTCTTAAGGAACGGAAATCTCAAGTTTGTTAATGAAGCGGGCATTGTTCAGCTGCTTTCCCCGAGTGAGGTTCGCCCCTACAAGGAGAACTCCAAATGATGCCGAACGAGGTTGCCCAGCTTCGCACCATGGCGGAGATGAACCGCCGGTTGCGCCGGGAAAATGAGCATCTGCGGGAATCCCTTTTGCTGGAATCGAAGGAAAGCAAGGCGTTTGACGATGAGAACGTGGAACTTTTTGATGTAGTCCACAAAAACCACGACAGGAGGTGAGGATATGGCAAGCAGAAGCAAGCCCGTGGATGCCCGGTGGGAGCCGGTGCCGGAGAACCGGAAGCCGTTCAATATCAAAGAATGCGTTTTCCGTGTTCTCCCCTATGCGGGGCTGAATCTGGTGCTTTTCTGGTGGCAGCAAGCCGATTTGCTGGCAGACAAGGCGGCAGTTCCCGCAATGTGGGTATGCGCTATCCTGATGGGTGCCGGTATCGGACGGTGCATCAGAGGGCGATAAAGGATACACATCTTAAAAACAGGAGGATTTCTAATGTACGATCCAAAATCAATTTTGCAGATGGCAAGGGGCGCGTTTCAGGAGCGCGTGGATTTGGAGATGGCGAAAGTCATTGATAATATCCTTGACCCCAACACCAAACCGACGCAGAAACGAAAGCTGACGCTCACAATCGAGTTTACACCGGACGATGATCGGCAGAACATCGGTGTCAGTGTTGCGGTAAAATCAGCGCTTGCGCCTACTACGCCCGCGAGAACAACCCTTTGGGTTGCTGGGGATGACAGCACTGGAGAGTGCCAGGTTGTCGAAATGGTGCCCCAGGTTCCGGGGCAGATGTCCATGGACGGAGAAGAGCAGGAAGCCCCCGCGTCTCTGAAAATAATCAAAATGGCCTGATAGGAGGAAAAACAATGTTGAAAGAAGCAATCGAAAAAATTCAGGAACTATGTGCGCCGCACCTGTTCACGTCCGGAAACCATGATTTTATTGCGGACGCAGAGGGCGGCTATACCGAGGTGAAGCCTGATCTGGAAATTGTAGATAATATCCAGCTTTCCAGCCTCGACGCCATGGTGGCGTTTGTAAAAACGGAGGCGGTAGGGAGGTACAGCACCGTTTATATCACGATTCCCGATCACAAAACGGTAAAGTGCTTCACCCACCCATCTGCGGAGCTGCGTAACAACCGCGAGTACCCGTATACTGCCAATGCGACCGATGTTCCCGGCTGGAATGAGAAGGTATCCTTGCCGTTTGAAGAGGCATTGATCGCTCTGCGCACAAGATTCCAGCCCACGGCGGATACGGAGTATGCCTTGAAACTGCTATCCGATATCACCACTGGGAGCAAAGTCACGTACAACGACAATGGAATTGCTACCAGCGTTGTCACCAAGAAGGGCATCGACCTTCAATCCAATGCGTCCATCCGACCCATTATCAAGCTACGGCCTTACCGCACGTTTCAGGAGGTTGAGCAGCCGGAATCTCAATTTCTCATTCGTATCAACGAAAGAAACATTTCTTTCATTGAAGCCGACGGTGGCATGTGGAAGCTTTCCGCCCGGAATACGGTAAAGAAATACTTGGAAAAGGCGCTGGAATCCGAAATTCAGAGCGGGCACGTCGTGGTTGTTCTTTGATAGAAAAAGCCGCCCCCGATGTTACAGCACCGGGGACGGCAAGCGATATAAAAAATCTCTACCATTTACAGTATATCAAAAGGAGAAAAGAAAGTCAATGGATGATGTTGGTGTGAATCCGGATTGCGATTATCTGTACGATTCCCAGGCAACGGACAGCAGCATTCCGGTGTGCATCTGCTGCGGGAGAACCGTGGGACGCAGATACTGGAAAATCCGGGACGATGCCATTTGTGACCTCTGCATGGACAGCCGGGAGGAATGGCGGGAGATTTCCTATGATTGACAATACCACTTACAAAATCATGCTCATTCGAGTGAAAACCCCCGTTTCCATGGCGAGGGCGCTTATAGCGTATCTGGAGCGAATGGGACTTGCTTACCGGATTGAGCAGTACGAGGAGGAAAAGAAATGCTGAAAAGCTACGCAGAAATGCGAAAAATTGACGTGAGTAAAGAATGCGATAAGCGCAAGGCAAAAGACGACAGGGGGCGCGAAATCGAAGTCCCTTATCTGAATTGGGCAAAGTGTGTGGAGCTTCTGCACAAGAACGGCGCTGATGTGGTGTACTTCGAGCCGTGTGTAAATGCCAACGGTTCCAGCCTTTTCATGAGCGATCAGGTGTTTACCGATAGCAAGGGAAACACAAACCGCTGCTACGAAGTCCGGGTAAAAATCGTGATCGATGATTTGGAGTTCGAAGCACAGTACCCGCTTATGAACGGCAGCAACCCGGTAAAAGATAATTCCCTCACCCAGCAGCGGCTATGGAATGCTCAGGCAAGGGCATTCGTCAAGGGCGTGGCAATGCGTACCGGCTTAGGTTTCGGGCTGTGGCTGGATGATATGGATTCCAGAGATGATGAACCCGAGGACTTGAGCCGCCATAATCTGTTCGCTATCAAGGAACGTCTGCAAATCGCCTATACCCGGCTTATCAAGCGTGGTATGTCCACTTTCGATATTGCGGAAGCGGTAGGTATGACGGAGGACGAGGTAAAGATCATTTTCACCTACTTCGATCAGCTGAACCGCTTCGAGCAGAAGCTCAACGCCTTATGATCTCAAATCATGATCGTTCCGGGTACATAGGAGCCAGCGATACGGCCTACGTGGTAGGAAACTGGAAAACAAAAACATGGCTTTCGTGGTGGATGCAGAAGCTTGGCATAAATCGAGATCATTTCGATAATCGGTACACGCTGGCCGGGACGAATTTCGAGCATCGGATTTTGAAAAGTCTTGGTATCCAGGGGCTTCGTCTGGACGAGCAGATTATACATGAAAATTTGAAACTCCGGGTAAACTTCGACGGGCTGACAAACGACTGCACCTACGAATGCAAAACTTTTAAGATAGAAAATGGCTGGAAGGTGCCGAAAAAATACTGGCAGCAAGTTCAAGTGGAAATGTACGCCGCTGGTATCAAAAAAGGCCAGATCGTCGCGTATGGCCTGGAAGATGCAGATTATGACAACTTCCTCCGCCCCATCGACCACGGGAGACTGAAACTGGAAGATATCGCTTACGATTCCGAATGGATAGATATGGTATACCTCCCCAAACTCCGAGTTCTGGCGAATGCACTGGAAAAAGGGATGCTCCCTATGGAGGCGCGCAATGGGTGATATTACATTTCGTGAAATAAAACTCGAGGGCGGCTGGCTGATGGTTCGACCGGAAAGGCAGGATTTGGGGAAGGCCATGGCCTTGGTTCGCAAGCACAAGAATCGGCTCTACGATCTGGATGTCAAGGAGCACCGGGAAAAGCGAAGCCTGGACGCAAACGCCTATGCATGGGTGCTGATTCACAAGCTTGCCGCCGCTATGGGGATTCCTCCGGTTGAGGTCTACCGGAACGCCGTTCGGGGCGTGGGAGACAATTACACGCCTATGTGCGTCCGGGAACAGGACGTGGAGCGCTTCACACGGAGCTGGCAGAAAAACGGCCTTGGATGGCTGGTGGACAGCCTGGGCGCGTCTCAGGTTCCGGGATGCCGGAATCTGGCGGCATACCACGGTTCCAGCACCTACGACACCAAACAAATGGCGCGGCTGATCGACAATCTGATACAGGACTGCAAGGCGCTGGACATTGAAACTCTGCCCCCGGACAAGCTGGAGCTGCTCAAGGAGGAATGGCGTTGAGGAAGGACACCAAAGCGAGGGACTTCACCCGGGACGAGAAAATGGCGATTGCCCAGCGGGACAGCATTGACGGCTGGACGTGCTGCGTATTCTGCGGCGCTCCCGCCCCTGCCCCTCTGGCATGGAGCAACGCCCACTACATATCCCGGGCGCAGGGAGGGCTTGGCATTGCCCAGAACGGGCTGACCCTCTGCCCCAGATGTCACAACCGGTACGACCAGACCACGGCAAGAATGGAAATGAGGGCGTATTTCCGGGAGTACCTGATGGGCATTTATCCCGACTGGAACGAAAACGATCTGATTTACAGGAAGGAGAACACATGAATAATTGTCAATTTGTCGGGCGGCTCACCGCCGACCCGGAACTGAGAAGAACACAGGAGGGGACGGCGGTTTGCTCTTACAGTCTCGCCGTCAAGCGTCCAATGACGAAGGATGCCACCGATTTTCTGGATTTCGTCACATGGCGTCAGGGCGCTGAGTACCTGACGCAGTACGGCCATAAGGGCGATATCGTGGCCGTTTCCGGAGCGCTGCAAGCCAGGGATTGGACGGACAAGAACGGGAACAAGCGCCGGACGTTTGAGACAGTGACCACAAACGTTGAGTTGCTTTCCAGCAAGCGCAATTCTCAGGATACCACCAATACCGGAACGGCGCAAAACTCCGGATACGGGCAGCCCAGCGCCCCACAGCAGACGAACCGGGGTAACGGATACAGCACACCGGCGTATCAGGCTCCCGCCCCTGCGGCGAACTTCGCAGAGTTGGAAGACGACGACGCGCAATTGCCGTTCTAGACCGGAAAAATCAATCTTTCATTGAAAAGATTGACAGTATAGTTTGCATTTTCCCTTGGCGGTGGGAGGTGAAACCGCCAACTCCAAAAGGAGGAGAATCGTGGCAAAAGAAGTTTTCAGAATCGCCTACCCGAAGACCGGCGCGGAAAAGAAGAAGTGGGCGAAGGAGTACGGCATGAATGCGTACTACGCCGGGAAGCACTGGGCATTGCGGAAGAAAGACGCTGAGTTATGGCACTGGCTTACATTGGCAGCCATGAACGCCCAGGACATTCGCAGAACACCCTTTAAGCTGCCTGTAGCCGTGACGTTCTACTGGAATGACCGGCTGGATATCGACAACCATGCAATCATGGGAAAGATGATCGTGGATGCCATGAAAGGCCGTGTCATCGAGGACGATAACCGGCGCTGGCTGAAAAGCGTTTCCCACAATTTCCACGACGAGGATTACATACAGGTTGAAATACGGGAGGTAAGGCCGTGACACAGTGTGAACGTATCCTGCGGCATTTGCAGGATTATGGAAGCATTACCCAGGCCGAGGCCGTTACCGAGTACGGCTGTTACCGGCTGGGCGCCAGAATCTGGGATTTGAAAGCCCAGGGCGTACCCATCAAGAGCGAAACCGTCACCGGGAAGAACCGGTACGGGGAGCGGACGTGCTTTGCAAGGTATTCGCTGGTGAAGGAGGGGAATGCGCAATGAAATATGACGTTATCGTCACCGACGCCGAGGATATCCTTGATTTGGAGGACCTTCGATATAATTTTCTCGGACTGGATGATATATCCGAAGAAGAATTAAAACACATAGTTGGCATTTTTGGCAGCCGCGCCTTTAGAATTGTTCTATTCCCTAAGCTGGGAAGCGAGGAGTAAACTATGGCAATCAAAAGCGGGCTTGATTTCTTTCCGCTTGATGTTTGCTTGGACAAGAAATTTGAACTGATAGAAGCAGAATATGGCTTGACAGGATTTGGTGTAATCGTTCACTTGCTGCAAGAGATATACGGCAAGGAGGGTTATTACATTGAATGGACAGAGGAGGTTGCGCTTTTGTTCGCCCGAAGGTGCGGGCTGGGTGGGAGCGTCGTTTCCGAAATAATAGAGGCTTCTATCAGACGAGGGATGTTCGACAAAGAGATATATGACAAGTATCACGTTCTGACTTCACGGGGAATTCAGAAGCGGTACTTCGAGGCAGTCAGCCGCCGTAAATGTCTTGAAGTCGATTACAACATCCTTCTGGTCGAGTGCGCCAAAATTTGCCCCAATGCAAACATTTCAAGCAGAAATGTCAACATTTTCTCAAAAAATGCTGACATCCAAAGACATAGTAGAGTAGAGGAGAGTAGAGTAGAGAAAAGTAGAGTAAAGGAGAGTATAGGCGCGGAGCCGGACACCGCCTCCACGCCGCCGGTGTGCCAGATCATGCTGAATGATAAATCCCTTTACCCTGTTTTTCAGGCTGACGTGGACAAATGGGCAGAACTCTACCCCGCCGTTGATATCCTGGCAGAGCTTCGGAAAATGGCCGGGTGGTGTGACGCCAACCCATCCAAGCGGAAAACCAAGGGCGGAGTACAGCGATTTATCAACGGCTGGATTGCCAAAGAGCAGGACAGGGGCGGCGCTGGGTCAGCACCACCGGTTAGGCGCTATGGGAAGCCTGATATTCCTAAGGGCGCGTCCGGCGAGCTGGGGGACGCTGAGCTGGAAGCCATACGGCAGGTTCTGGCGGCGGGCGCAGATGAAAGAAGGGACGCATTATGAGAGAAAAACCCGGCCAGTACATCGATTCCGAAAGCCCATTTTGCAGGAACTGCACGCGGGACGATTGCCCCACCAACGGGGACGGCTGCAAGGCATGGGAAACGTATTTCATCGATAATTGGAACAAAAACATCATGAAACTATGGAAAAACCACAAAAAACAACGCCAATTTTTCCGGTACGAACACCCGGATTTGGTGCGAGAGGGGATCGTTTTTGAGCATGAGCAAGGCGAAAATGTACGGCTGTTTCACGGTGAAGCGGAATTGCACCCCACCCAGGTGGGTGAAAGCCCCTCGGGGGAATAAAGGAAAACAGAAAGGAAATTAAAATGGCGAATATTGTAGGATTGGACTTGAGCATCGATCAGGATTATTTGGCGGAAGCGGTAAAGCAAACCGTTATGATGGGAATTTCGGAATCCTTAAACGGGAAAAACGAAATCGTGAGCCAGATCGTAAAAATGGTTTTGTCTACGAAAGTTGATAAAAACGGGAAAGTTTCTAGCTATTCCAATGATAATAAATATACATTGTTGGAGTTCCACGTGAGGCGAGCGATTGAGGAAATCAATCGTGAGGAATTGCAAGCACTTGTAAACGAACGCAAACCGGAAATTACACAGGCAATCAGAGCGGAGCTGGCTAAAAAAGTTAATTACACAAAATTTGTCGATAGCTTTTTTACGGGCGTGGAAAGAGCACTGCGCGATACGTGGGTGCCGAAGATCAACGTGGAGTTTGATAAGAGGAATGAAGGTGACTACTAAAAATGCGAGTTTTGATAGCCTGCGAGGAATCGCAAACCGTGTGCAAGGCGTTCCGGGCGCGGGGGCATGAGGCATATTCCTGCGATATTCAGGAGCCGTCCGACGGGAAACCTGAATGGCACATCTTGGGGGATGCTCTAAAGGCCATCGAGGGGGGGCAAGTGACCACCATGGACGGACAGACCCATGATGTGGGGCGGTGGGATTTGCTGATTGCACACCCGCCGTGTACATACCTGACGAATGCCGGGGCTGTAAGAATGCGGAGAAACGGCAAAATCGTCCCGGAACGATATTCCCTGGCAATGGAAGCAAAAGCATTTTTCATGGAATTTTATAACGCCGATATTCCTATGATTGCGGTGGAAAATCCAACGCCTATGAAAATTGTTGAATTGCCGCCATATACACAGGCAATACAGCCTTACGAGCATGGCCACCCCTACAGCAAGCGGACTTGCTTGTGGCTGAAAGGATTGCCAAAACTTTACCCAACGCAAATCGTTACCAATCACGAACCGTATGTAAATGGTGGATGCAAGGACGCTCACGGAAACTACCGCAGATTCCAGGGCAGAAAAGAACGAGATCAGAAAACTCGCTCAAAGACCTTCCCCGGGATTGCAAAAGCTATGGCGGAACAGTGGGGCTAGACCATTTTCGTGAGGTCACGGAAATGGTTTAACCGCCTCGAAATCGACACTGTTAGGGGAGACCAATGACAAGAAAACGTTTTGTAAAACTGCTGATGTCGAAAGGCGTTAAGCGGAACAATGCAAACAGGATTGCGCAAGAGTTCCGGAAAGGGTCTTTGCCCTATGAATTTGCATGGATAGCTTTGGAGTGGAGATTTTTGGGAGAATGAAAACAAGCGATAAGCCCGGGGCAACCCGGGCGGGAAGGAGATAACAATGGATAAAATTGAATTGAAGCCATGCCCGTTTTGTGGTGGTAAAGTTAGCCTTGTTCTGTGCGATGACGAAGGAAATCTGCATGATGAGGCATATAGAGAACATCCCTATAGTGGGCTTGGCTTTATGCTTCACCACGCTCACGAGGAAAACCCGGAATGCCCGATTGCAAGCTATGAGTGCGATGGCGGGATTTTGGGCGGTGTGTATATTTACGACACGGAAGAACAAGCTGCTGAAGCATGGAACAGGAGGGCTGACAATGGCAAAATGGATTAAGTGTAAAAACAGGTTGCCGGAAATGCACGAGGATGTACTCGTGTTATTTGACAATGGTAATGAAACAAACATGGCTGTTGGGTTTCTTTGCGATATTGATGAGCATCTCACATCTTGGTGCGCATACGCCGACTGCGGGTACTACACAGATTGCGACGAATCACCGGTATACTGGATGCCGCTACCTATGCCACCAAAAAGTCTTAGGACTGAACAGGAGGGCTGAACATGGCCAACGCGGTACTTATCAGCATCCGCCCGGAGTGGGTGGAGAAGATTGCCAACGAGTGGAAGACAATCGAGGTTCGCAAGACAAAGCCATATTTGGACACGCCTTTCAAGTGCTATATATACTGCACAAACACAAGGCCGTTCCTTGTGTGGGGCGATGTTTTCCGGGGTGATTGGGTTACGGAGTTTACCCATCTTTCGGGGTATGGCAGAGCAGAAGCAGACAGAATCTGGGATGTTTTCAACGGCCACGTTGCCGGGGAATTTGTATGTGACCGGGTTGAAACCATCAAGGCGGCAACAGAACCGTATGGAATCTACGATGTGGATGATGACTTTGTGGCGCAGACTAGGCTTGTGGACGGTGCTTTGTGGGACTACGGAAAAGGCGCAACACTGTACGGCTGGCACATTTCCAAGTTGCAAATCTACGATACGCCGAAACCGCTGAGCGCGTTCAAGGGGCTATGTAAAATTGATGTTGGGTGTGGGGAATGCCCTTATTACAACTACACCAAAATGGAATGTGATGGCCGGACAATTAAACGCCCGCCCCAGAGTTGGTGCTACGTGGAGGAATTGAGATGAGTGATTACATCAGCCGGGAGGCGGCGAGTGCGGATGAGTGCAAGCACAAGATAAAAACACAATTCGCCAGAATCGTCGTGGGAGGAACACCTAAAAAGCCGTACTACAACATCTGGTACTTTGACCCAACGGACGGAGAATGTCACATTGGATTTGGTTCGTACTGCCTTGATACCCAAATGCCAGAGGCTACAAGGGCGAGGCTGTTTGCGTGGAAATGAACGGCTTTTGCAGCTACGGAGAAAGGAGAAAATCGAATGAAAATCACACTTGATATTCCAGACGGTATGGTCTGCGGTTTCCTGAATGGCGTAGTGGAAACATGCAGCGGGCTGACGATGGTGACCTATTCGCTGGGTAGCAACGATCTGCACGATGGGGCAGAAATCAAACTGCCACGGGAGGTCGAAGAATGAGAAATAAACTCACCTACATGGACTGCTGGCACTTTATCACCCCACTAATTCCGGTGAACACTGACTGCACAATGGATATTTACATCATGGTGTTTAACGCCCTGAAAGAAGCGGAGAAAAAACGGATTGCAGAAAAGAAAAAGGGGAGGGAAGCTACGCATGACACGTAAGCGCTTTATCAAACTGCTGATGGGGAAGCTTCTGCTTTCCCGGAACGAGGCAAATTACATTGCCGATATTGTAAGAATTTGTGATCGGATTGTAAGAGTTTGTGATCGGAGGGAACCATGAGCAAGAAACCGGACTATCTAACCCTGTGCTCCATAGCCGCCCAGAAGGCCGGGACGAGCTATGGCAAGTACATGGCAATGCACGGATACCACCCGCCGATTCGGGCCGATGTGGAGGACGTGGAAGCCCCGCATGGCGTTCCTAAAATCTGCCCACAGTGCGGAAAGGAATTCACGCAGGGGAAAATCATGCAGAAAATCTATTGCAGTTTGGAGTGCCAGAAAATGATATCCGGGAGAAGATGGAGGAGGTACCCACATGTACGCATTAACTCGAGGCGGAAGATTCAAGTACGCGCGAACTGTTCTGAACCAGCATGGGAGCCAGAGCATGGGCGAGGTGTATTCTGCAACATGGATTTCCCCGTCCATGATTGCAGACCTTGAAGATGACGATAAAGTCAGGTCGGTCGGTTATGATAAGATCGCTACATTGGCAAAGCACTATGGGGTTTCATCTGACTTTCTGCTCGGCATATCGCTTACAGAATCGTCGCGTATAGACAAAGCGTATACCCAGGGCTGGGAAGATGCCTGCGATTTCATCCGGAAAAACCTGGTGGACGCTGCGAAAACGGATTTGAAGTGCCCACTGCGGGAAAGCAAGTAAAAAGAGAATGCGGGGCGGTATTGTGGAGTACGAGGACAGCAGGAAGTATTGTGTCGGGTGCCGGTATTTCTTCGGGTACCACGAGGGCGGTAAGTGCTGCAATTACATATCGTCCATGGAGAAAAGCGGCCTTGCCCGCCTGGTAAGGATTGTACAGAAAGGAGGGAGAAAACGAAAAACAGGAGACGGAATTTAATATTATAGCTTTATCCCTGTATAGTATATATTAAATATATTTTTATATCTTGTGTGTATTGCGTATATCTATACAGGGAATTTAATAAGATATGCAAGGAGGAACGGAATGAACTGGAAGTATGAGGCCATTGAGAAGCTCAAGGAATACAGTGCAAAAAAGCAATCCCTGAAAAGCATTCCCGAAGAAATGGCGCGGCTGGAATCCGCTATGCAAAGTATCCGAAGCGCCACGGCTGACGGTACGCCGGTAAGCGGCGGCGGCTCAGGCCGGGAAGATATGATGCTATCGAATATCGTTCACCGAGAGGAATTGGCGCGTTCGCTGGAACAGGCGAGAAAATGGGTGGCGCTTGTGGATTCCGGGCTTGAAGTCCTCACAGACGATGAGCGGAAGATTCTGGACAGATTCTACATAAAGCCCGCGAGGGGAAATGTGGACAGGTTGTGCGAAGAATTTGGGATTGAAAAATCTCAGGTTTATGCACGGAAGGATTCAGCACTCCACCATTTTACAATTTGCCTGTACGGATGCGCAGAAATTTGAAAAACCGGAAAAAAACCGGAAGATTTTTCTGTTTGAGTGTGCTATACTGGTAAAAAAGAAAAAGCGCAAGAGGCTTGGGATTGTTCCTGAGCCTCTTTTTGCATGGCGCGGTAGATAACGAGTTGGGCGCTCTCTCCCCAACAGAAGGCCGTTTGAATCGGCCTCGCGCCAATTATTTTGTATGAGCGGTGGTGCTATGGCTGAGCGAATAACGGATAAGAAAAAGAAGAAAATTATTGCCGATTATTTGCGGCTAGGCAACTACAGAGCCACAGCGAGAGCAAACGGCGTTTCCGATGATAGCGTAAAGCGAATTGTACTTAAATGCGACGATTTCACGGAAAAGGCGAAACGAAAAAAGGAGCAAGATACCGCTGATATTCTGGCATACATGGAAGCACAGCGTGGCATGGTGTGCGAGATCATCAGCAAGGGGCTACAGGCGCTAAATGAGCCGGGAAAGCTGGCGGATGCAAGCCCCGCACAAATCACCACGGCGATCGGCACGCTGATTGACAAATGGGCGGCCATAAGCGGTGCGCCGGGGGATACGGCGAAAGAAGACGATTTAAGCAGGAGCCTCAAAGAATTGGCCGGGGAGTTGGAAAAGCAGTGATTTCACAGAAGCAATTAAAAATCCTTGCATTTCCATATACTAACTACGATGCACTGATTTGTGATGGCGCTGTCCGTTCGGGCAAAACTTCCATCATGATGGTAGCTTTCATAGATTGGGCTATGCGCGAGTTCAGCGGGCAACGCTTCGGCATTTGCGGCAAAACTGTGGATTCCGCCACAAAGAATATTATTGTTCCCTATATCTCAATGAGCTACGCAAAAGAGCGGTACATAATCCGCTGGCGGCGCTCGGATAAGCTGCTGGAAATCAAGCGCGGCTCTGTGGTGAATTGGTTCGAGGTGTTCGGCGGCAAGGATGAAAGTTCCTTCATGCTGATTCAGGGGCGCACACTGGCCGGTGTTCTGCTGGATGAAGTGGCGCTCATGCCTGAAAGTTTTGTGAATCAGGCACTTGCAAGATGCTCTGTAGATGGGGCGCGGATGTGGTTTTCCTGCAACCCGGACAATCCCAACCATTGGTTTTATGTAAACTGGGTTAAGCGTTACAGTGAGCGGAACGCCCTGTATCTGCATTTTACAATGCCGGATAATCCGTCACTTTCAGAAAAAACGCTTGCCAGATATGAGGCTATGTACACAGGCGTGTTTTACCGCCGGTACATTATGGGCGAGTGGTGCTTGGCCGATGGGATTGTATACGACTTCGATCCAGAGAGGCACGTCACGGACGATTTGCCGGAATGTGGAGAGTGGTATATATCCTGTGACTATGGAACACTGAACCCATTCTCTGCTGGCCTGTGGTGCGTCAGAGACGGCGTTGCTGTCCGGGTTGCGGAATTTTATCATTCCGGCAGGGAACAGCAACGACAGCTAACGGATGAGGAATACTACCGGGCAATCGAACAGCTAGCCGGTGACAGGGATATCCGGCACATTGTGGTTGACCCGTCTGCGGCCTCTTTTATTGCCTGCATTCGCTCACACAAGCGTTTCTCCGTCAGGAAAGCGAAGAATGATGTTATGTACGGTATTCGCCTGACGGCCATGATGCTCCAAGCTGGTGTTATCAAAATCGGCTCTGGTTGCAAGGACGCGATTCGGGAATTTGGCCTGTACCGCTGGGACGACAAGGGAGAAGTGGATAAGCCTGTGAAGGAAAACGATCATGCCATGGATGATATCCGGTATTTCTGCGCGACCGTCATGCGTAGAAACCACCAGGCACGAAAGATTATTGGAGGAATTTGCGATGAGGAAACGGATTCGTAAATGGATCGTGGATATGGCTCCGATTTGGGCGAAAGCGTCGTTGCAAGCCGATATCAGGACGCTTGAAGCGGAAAATCGGCGGCTTCGGGCGGAAGTGGATACTTTGAACGCCTATATACAGGGATTGCAGTACGCCACGCGTGCGCTGCGGCGCATCACGATCAACGCAGGAGGAGAAAAGCGTGATTTATCCGAACAGTGATTATGAAATGGCGTTTCGCGCTGTTGACATGACGTCTCCGGAAATGAAAAAGGCCATCCAGAGGTGGCAGAATCTGTATTATGAGAAGGCCGCGACCCCGGATTATGACCCGTGCCAGCGGATTCCATATACCATCGTCCGTAAACTGACAAAGACGGCATTTTCGGAGTATTCGGCATCCAGCAAAGACGCGTTTGTTTCCGAAATCCTCGACGCGGCAGACGCGAAAAAGAAAAGCGCCATGCAAAAAGCCCTGATCGGCGGAGAAAGCGGATTAAAGCCTATCCCGACGGCCAGCGGTTTCCGCTTCGCAGTTGTGAGCAGACCGAACATTCTGGTATTTGGCCGGGACGGGGACGGGAATATGACCGACATCGGCATGGCAGAACACAGCATCCGTGACAGATTCTATTACACACTGTTGGAACGGCGCACGGTGGACGATAGCGGGTATCTGACCATTACCAACAGACTGTATCGGTCGAACGACCAGAACAGTTTGGGGCAGGCTGTTGCGCTTACAGAGTTGCCACAGTATGCGGAACTCGCAGAAGAATACACGTTCCCTGAGCCACTGGGAAGCGTCGGCGTTGCATGGCTGAAAACGCCGATTGACAACAGTGTGGACGGCAGCCCCGACGGGGTATCCGTTTATGACGCGGTTGTCGGCCTGATTGAAAATATCAACCGGAACGAGGCACAGATTAACGGAGAGTTTGAGCGTGGAAAAAGCCGGATTATTGCCAGCGCGGATATGCTGGAGGTTGACGAGGTCGGCGGGCGGAAAAACTTGTCCGCAAGCGTATTTACCGCAGTGGATGAATCACCCGACGATATAGGCATCACTATTTTCTCCCCGGCGCTGCGGGAACAGTCGTATCTTGCCAGAAAAACGGAATATCTCCGGAATGTGGAGAACGTGATAGGCTTAAAGCGCGGGCTGCTGTCCGAGGTGGAGGCCGCAGAAAGAACGGCTACCGAGGTGACGTCCTCTGAGGGCGATTACAACCTGACGATTATCGATTTTCAGCAGATGTGGGAAAGCGCACTGCGAGAGGCCGTCAGGCTGTGCGGCGTTCTGGGGCGGATGTACCGCGTACCAGGTGCCCACGACGTGGAAGATGATTCCATTGTCGTGGATTGGGGCAACGGCGTTCTGTTCGATGAGGAAAAGACCTGGGCTGACTACAAGGACATGGTCGCGGCGGGGCTGCTGAAACCTGAGATTGCACTCGGGTGGAAATTCAACATGCCCAAGGACACGGAAGCACAGTTGGCGAAAATTCGGAAGAAGTACATGCCGGAAGTCGTAGAGGACGGTGAATAACTGTGCTGACCGCTGACCAGATTGAAGCCCTTGGAAATAAGGCACAGCAGCTCATTGCCCCGGTGACAGAGTTCCTGATTCAGGATATTGCAAGGCGAATTGCGGAAGCTGGCCAATTCAGCAGCACGGCGGCCTATCAGACATGGAGACTTCAACAGTTGGGTATTTCTCAGCGGCAGTTAAAAAAGGAGCTTCGAAAGCGGCTGAAAGTATCCCACCGGGAGCTTCGGCGACTGATAGAACAGGCCGGGGAAACCGGATACAGTTATGACATCCGGAAACACCCCTATGTACAGGCGGTACCATTCCGCAGCAATGAGGTCTTACAGCAGATTGTGTCTTCGGCGGTGCAGCTTGCCGATTCTGAGCTGGGCAATATCACCCAGACAATGGGTGCTGTCATGCCAAATGGGAAGGCTGTGGGGCTTACAGACGCCTACAGACAGGCTTGCGATTTCGCCTTTACGAAGGTTTCGACGGGGGCGCAGGATTATGCCTCCGCTATCCGGGAGGCTACCCGGAATCTGGCAGAAAAGGGGATTGTCACAATCGACTATGAATCCGGCGTTCATACCTCCATGGAAGCCGCTGTTCGGCGTAGCGTTATGGGCGGCTTGGGACTGATGCAGGAGCAGATCAGCCAGCAGACCCACGATGATTTCGGCTGTGACGGCTGGGAGATATCCGCTCACGCGGCCAGCGCCCCCGACCATGAGCCGATTCAGGGCAGGCAGTACAGTGACGCAGAATACGAGAAACTGAATAACTCCCTTGTGCGGCGTATCGGTACGCTGAACTGCGGACATGCGGCTTTCCCGATTATTCTGGGTGTTGATTCTCCGCAATACACGCCGGAGGAACTGGACAAATTCAGGAAAGATAACGAAAAAGGCATTGACTACGACGGGAAGCACTACACCGCGTATGAGGCTACCCAGCGCCAGCGGCGGCTTGAATCCGCCATCCGGAAGCAGAAACGCAGGATTCTGGTTGATGAGGCCACAGGGGACAAAGAGAACTTACAGCGCGATCAGATCAAGTACCAGGTTTTGGATCAGGAATATAAGCGCTTTTCCGAAGCGGCAGGGCTGCGGATGCAGCATGAGCGCATGGAAATGCCCGGGTTTGGTGCAAAACAGGCCATGGCTGCGGAAAAGACGGCAGAAAGCAATGAGAAAAACTTGCAATTTATCAACAACGATGCTACAATCAAGGCGGAATCTGGATTGCCGAAAAAGTTGCAGGAAGCAGATACCGCGGTTCCTCATACTGTGACTGTAAATCTTCCCAAAATCCAAGGAGTTGTACCAAAGGGCGCTACGGCGGTTGAAGTGTACACAATGGCCGGTGACGGGACAAGCACACCAATTCGGGATTTGAAGCGCCTGTATGCTACATACCCTGACTGTGGGGACGCAAGCGGCTGGAAGAAGAAATCAGGGACGGTATATGCAAAGAGCCATCACTATGTGGTACACTGGTACGAGAATACCAAGGGTGTTCCGCTTGATGAAATTAAACTGAAAGGGGCAAAATAATATATGCGTGTTCGATACATAGGTAAGAGCTTTGGAATTGATGGTTTGTCGGACGGGAAGGAATATGAGATTCTTTCCTGCGACGCTGATTCTGGCGCACTTCAAATTGTTGATGACAGCGGCGAAGATTATCTCTACGACCCACACAACCCTCGCCCCATTGCAAACCCTGACCACCCCGGCGGAAAATTTGAAATCGTCGAGGATGATGCGGCAGGAACCCTTAGAAAAGCAATATACGGATAAGCCGATAGAGCTATGGGAACATGGCTCTCTTTTCTTGCGAAAAGGAGATGACACACATGGTGTACTGCCCCTATACAGTGAACAGGCATCTGGTTCAGCAGACGACGCAGGAGTACGACGAAATCGGCAACCAGACTTTACAACAGGTGATAGAACACAACACCGCAGAATTCACAGAATGCGTGAAGGAGCGGTGCGGCGCGTGGCACGATGGGAAGTGCCACTATAATCAAGTTGATTGAAGCAACTATTCGGGTTTTCCGAACGGTTGCTTTTTTCATACCATTTTTGCCGTGGCAGGCGTAAAACAAGCCGACAGCAGGGGACGCAACCCCCATATAACAAAGCATAGCTGAGAAAGGAAGTATATGAAACGCGAGTTTTTGCAGAATTTCAAGGTAGGAGACCAGCCCCTGAGCAAGGAGATCATTGACGAGATCATGGCAGAGAATGGCCGGGATATCGAAGCGGCTAAGAAACCTTTTGCTGACTATGACACCATCAAGAGCCAGCTGAGCGAGGCGCAAAAGACCATTTCCGGCTTTAAGGAGCAGGACATCGATACCATCAAGCAGTCCGCCAAGGATTGGGAAAAGAAGTACAACGATGCCATTGCCGAGAGCAACCGGAAGATCGCGGATATGGAATTCTCCCACGCCCTGGATGCCGCCATCACCGGCGCAAAGGGTAAAAGCACCAAGGCGATCCGGGCGCTGCTGGACATCGATACTTTGAGAAGCAGCAAGAACCAGGAAACGGACATTAAGGCCGCTCTGGAAGCTCTCCGGAAGGACAGCGGCTATTTGTTCGATGACGGCAAAACGCCGCCCCCCTATGCCGGGAAGACCGGTACAGGGCAGCAGGAGCCTAACGGCGAACCGACGACCCTCGCCGGTGCGCTCAGGGCAAATTACAACATGAAGTGAAAGGATGATTTTTAACTATGGCAATTACTCTTGCAGAAGCAAAGGTCGGCATGGCCGACAAGGTCGATCAGCAGGTGGTCGACGAGTTCCGGCGCAGTTCTCTGTTGCTGGACAGACTGGTGTTTGATAACGCCATTTCCCCCGGTACCGGCGGTTCTACTCTGACTTACGGTTACATTCAGCTGAAAACCCCCTCCACCGCGGCTGTCCGTGCTATCAACAGCGAATACACCGCAGGCGAGGCGAAGCGGGAGGAAAAGACCGCCAAGGCCGTTATCATGGGCGGTTCCTTCCAGGTCGACCGTGTGATTCAGAGCACCTCCGGAGCCATTGATGAGCTGGCATTCCAGGCGCAGCAGAAGATCAAGGCAACCAGCAACTATTTCCACAATCTGGTGATCAACGGCACCTCCGCCGCGTCCGGCACCGGGTACGTCACGAACACCTTCGACGGCCTGAGAAAGGCTCTGGCGGGCACCTCCAACGAATTCGCTACGGACATTGACCTGTCCGATTCCACCAAGCTGGACAGCAACGCCAATGCTTTCGTTGACCAGCTGGATCAGCTGACCCACATGGTGGACGGCGGCGCTTCTCTGCTGCTGATGAACACCGCCATGCTGCTGAAAGTTCGTGCGGCTGCCCGCCGTGCGGGGTATTACGACCGCAAGAAGGACGACTTCGGCAGGGCTGTGGAGTACTTCGGCGATATCCCCATCATGGACGCCGGTATGTACTACAACGGCACCAAGTCCGTGGATGTCGTCGACACCTCCACCCCCAGCACCACCGCTGCCGGTACTTCCAGCATCTACGCTGTGAATATCGCCCTAGACGGTTTCCACGGCATTTCCCCCACCGGAACCGGCGTCATCAACAGCTATATGCCCGATCTGAAAGCCCCCGGCGCTGTAAAGAAGGGCGAAGTGGAGCTGGTGGCCGGTGTCGTGCTTAAGAACACGCTAAAGGCGGCGGCGCTGAACGGCATTATCCTGAAACCCAAGACCGCGTAACGGAAAGGAGACGCCCTGATGATTGACTATGATTTTTACATAAGCAGCTTTCGGGGCGACGCTATCCCCGCAGAGGACTGGAACACGTGTGAAGCCCGTGCGGCGGCGCAGCTGGCAAGATACAAGCGCATATACACGGTAAAGGCGCCGGAGGAAAACTCCGAAGCCCTTGCCGTGTGCGCCATGGCAGAGGCTATTCACGGCTTTGATCTGATTACCAACGGTGAGGGCGGCGCTGTTCAGTCTGCGTCTATCGGCTCCGTTTCGGTGAGCTATGGCAGCGGGAACGGTGTTGACGTCAGCGCAAAAGGGCAGTCGCGGGAGCTGTACCGATGCGCCTGCCTGTATCTCGATATCTACCGGGGGTGCTAGCTATGGTGAGAATCAAGCGCAGCAGCTGCCCCGTAGACTACCGGCTGTGCAATCAGTCGGTCACGGTATACCACCGGGACGGCGACAAAGTAACCAGAACAGTACACGATAGAGCCTTTTTGGATTACAAAAAAACCGAGAATGTGGACAAGACCGGCAGTAAGGAAGTCAATTCCTTTCTGCTGGTCATTCCCTGTTCGGAGGTGTGTGTTTATCCGGAGGACAAGGTGCTGCTGGGTGCCGGAGAGGAAATCACGGCGGCGCAGTGGCCGTCCTTCATTCCGGTAAAGGTTCCGGGGCTGGTTGTTGTGAAGTACGTTGACCCAAAATACTGGGACGGCAAGCTGGTTCATGTGGAGGCGGGCGGATGAAAACACGGATAAAGGTTGACATGAAGCCCGTCGATACCATCCTGACAAGGCTTGGCGTGAACAAGACCGGCGACGTGCAGATGCAGCTTACCCGGATAGTGAACAAGCGGATAACGCGGTATATGCCGTTCCGAACCGGTGTAATGGCGACGAAGCTGAAATACATCAAAAGCCCGACAGAAATTGAGGTACTAGCTCCATACGCCCGGTATCAGTACTACGGCAAGGTAATGGTGAATGCCAAAACCGGAAAAGGCCCCGCTTTCATTCCGGGAGTTGGATACCGGTACCGGAAAGGAACCGTGCTGAGAGCAACCGATCGGGATTTGAACTATGACACCACCAAGAACCAGCAGGCGGGACCGTTCTGGGACAGACGCATGATGGCGGCAGAGAAAGACCAAATTGCGCACGACCTACAGGCTTATATCAACAGGAGGAGCGGAATATGACGGCGCTGGAAAAAATCAAGGGCTTTCTCGGGCAGTACCCCGGCGCGGATATCTTCCGCGATTTCCATGTTGACTACACAGACCAGATTCCGTTCAACGGCGGTGTTTTCCCTTCCGGGCTTGTGGAGATTTCCAGAACACGGGATATCCTTGGGAACACAACAGTAATCAATCAGTACAATTTTGGGTTGTACTACGTGTTCGAGAAGTCCCCGGGGGATGATACCGGAGCATCTGAAAATGCGGGCTGGGTCATGGACTTTCAGGAGTGGGTGCAGAAAATGTCCGTTATGGGCAATGCCCCCACCTTTGGGGATGACCCGAGGGCGGAGAAAATCACCGCGCAGAACGGCGTTTTGTACGGTGCAGACGAAGAAGGAACGGCAATGTACATGGTACAGCTGTCCGTTCAATTCAAAAAACGATTTATGAGGTGAAATAATGGCAGATTTAGAGTTTAACACCGCACCCGGCCAGACCGTAGACCGTGAGCTGCTGATCGCGTACCTGAACACCGGAACAACCTCTGCTCCTGTGTGGTCGCCGCTTGGTAGCCGCGTCACGGATTCCAGCATGGAATACGACTGGCAGGAGGAATCCAAAAAGGATATCCTCGGTACGACCAGAAGCACGATGAAAAAGCCCATCATCGCGCAGACCTTTGACCCGTGCGATCTGGACGCCGGAGACGCTGCGGTTCTGAAAATTTGGAACCTGGCTGTCAAGGAGCAGAACGTGGCAGCACTGACCAATCAGGATATGCTGATTGTGCATCTGTACGCCGGTACTAAGGACACGGCGGCCTTTGCAGAGCGCTACAGCTCCTGTATGGTCAAGCCGTCCAGCCTTGGCGGCGAGGGCGGCGGCTTTGTTGGAATGCCGATGGACATTACATACGGCGGCGCACGCACGGTAGGTACTGCGGCGGTAAGCGCCGGAACCGTTACGTTCACGGCTGATACCTGATGCAAATACGGGGCGGTGAGAGCCGCCCCGAAATCTTTGGAGGGATTATGAAAGAACTGACACTGAATACCGGCGAAATCGAGTATAGGCTTAACGATAAATGCACGGTTCGGTTTAACCCTACAGACCCCGCATTTGCCGACCGAATTTATTCGGCGCTCGACGAGTTGTCCCGGAAGCAGGAAAGCAAGAACCCGGACAACATGAGTACAAGAGAAACGTTTGACTACCTCCGGAAGCTGGACGCAGAGATGCGGGAGACGATTGACGGTTGCTTCGATACCCCTGTATGCGAGCCGTTGTTCGGCAAAATGAGCGTGTATGCAAGCGCGGATGGGATGCCCCTGTGGATGAATTTAATGCTTGCCATTATCGACGAGTTCGATGATGGAATTAAGCGGGAAAAGGCGTTCCACAGCGAAAAACTGGCGAAATATACGAAGAAGTACAGCCGATGATGTACGAACTTCCGACATCTGTCAACGTATGCGGAACAGATTATGATATTGAGACGGATTTTCGGGCGATTCTGGATATATTCGGCGTTCTGGAAGACCCGGATTTGACAGGCAATGAAAAGGGAATCGGGATGCTTGGAATCTTCTACAGAAGATTTTTTGATATGCCCGCAGAGCATTTCGGCGAGGCTGTTCAAAAATGCTACTGGTTTATCAATGGCGGCAACGACAAAGTCTGCAAAAACGCCACAAAGTTGATGGACTGGGAGAAGGACTTTCCGATTCTGATCGCCCCGGTAAACCGCATTGCCGGGACGGAAGTCCGCTCAATGCCGTATTTGCACTGGTGGACATTTCTTTCATATTACATGGAAATCGGGGATTGCTTCTTTGCACAGATCGTGCGGATACGGGATTTGAAGGCGAAAGGAAAACTGAAAGACAAAGCGGATAAGGACTTCTACCGGCGAAACAGGGACGCTGTGGATATAAAGACGCAGTATTCCGACACGGAGAACGAAATTATAAAGGCGTGGACGTGAAAACACCCGCAATTTCGGCCATTTTTTTCACGTCGTCACGGTTCCAGAGAAGAACACCAGTTGCGTCTGCTGCTTGCTTTGCGCCTTCCGTAAAATAGCGATTTGTCATTACAGCACCAACGTGACAATGGTAGATTGTTTTCCCGGTGTTAACCTCCTGCACTGGCTTATTCCCTAGATCTGTTGCGTAGCACTTACACTGTATCGCATACTTTATGCCGGCTTTTTTTGCGAGTATATCAACGCCCTGATCGCCGCTACCCTGGGTGACCTCGACATCAATAAACCCGTTTTTCCTCAAAATATCGGCACACCAGAATTCAAAAGCGCGTCCTTCCATGCAATCTATGGCAGACATTCCCATTTTTTGCACCGGGCGGGCAATCGCACCATGCTGATTGCGGATAATCTTCCACGTAAAATCGGGATACTTTTTAACAAACCCAAGTTCTTCTAACTCATTTGCTAAGTCAGACGCCACGTTAAAACTCCGTATTTCAAGCTTTCTTTGAAGCATGGAGATTGAAAAAGGTTCGAGATTCGGTAATAGCTGTATTGCATCACGAACCATTTGCGGGGTGACCTTTCTGGCAAAGTAATACCTCTTAGAAAGATACTTTACACTCAGAATTCCGCAAACTATTGGAACAACGAGGATAGTTATTGTATACCCAGCGCCAACAGTAATTTTTCCGTTTTCGTTCGCAGGCAAAATAGCCGTGGCAAGAGACAGAATAAGAAGAGCGGACAAGAACCACGCTACGGAAAAAATGAATACTGTTTTCAGTTTTTTCATAAGGCAATCCCCCAGTGCATTATTTTATCATTTAATTTCAACAGTTCCTATAGCGCATTAAAAGAGCAGGTGATTATATGGCAAATGCTGACGGTTCAATCATTTTCAGCACGGAGATCGACAACAAAAAAGCACAAGCTGAGCTTGATAAACTGGAAAAGAAAATAGCTTCTCTGGAAATCAAAGCAAGCCAAGCCGGGGCAAAGAAAATACCACTAGAGGAGCAGGCCGATGCTTTGGGCGTTGCACTGGATGACGCAAAGCAGAAGCTCGAAGCGTTAAAAGCCAGTGGCGCATCTCCCGGTGCGATAGGGGCGCAATCGGAAACGGTTACTTCGCTACAGTACCAGTGGGATCAGGTTAACAACAAGATTGACAGATATAACCGCGAAATCGAAAAGGCCAACGGTGATATCGATGTCTCCAAGAGCAGGGCGGGAGAACTCGCCGCGCAACTCGCTTCGGCTGGACGCAGTACCGAGAAAATGAGCGCTGGTGTCAAAAAGGCGGAAAAAAGCGCGAAAACTTTCGCCAGCCGAATGAAATCCGTCGTTCGCTCTGCGCTTGTGTTTACAGTTATTACGCAGGCGCTTTCAAAGTTTCGGAATTGGGTTGGGGATGTGATCAAGGTCAGTCCGGAAGCAACTGCGGCCATTGCAAGGCTCAAGGGTGCTCTGCTTACACTGGTACAACCATTGGTAAATATCATCATACCAGCGTTTACGAAGTTCGTCAACATCCTTGCCGCAATAATTAACAAAATCGCAAGCGTGTTTGCAGTGCTGACGGGAAAGACCGTAGAATCGTCGAAAGCGGCAGCAGAGGCATTAAATAAGCAAACATCCGCGCTTAACGGAACGGGAGCGGCTGCGAAAGAGGCAAAAAAGCAACTGCTCGGATTTGACGAGATCAACCAGCTGACCGAAGATACCTCCGGCGGCGGAGGAGGTTCTGGCACAATAGCACCCGATTTTTCCGGATTTGATGATACAGAGGACGAGTTAAACACCATTCTCGGACTTGTTGGAGCTATAGCAACCGGCCTTCTGGCGTGGAAAATTGCAAGCCTGTTTACCGATAGTCTGAGCATGATCGGAGGTATTGCGCTTGCTGCCGCAGGCGCGTTCGCACTGGTTTATTTCTGGCTTGACGCATGGAACAACGGCATTGATATGCAAAACTTCCTCGGTATGCTCGCTGGTGTCGCCGCTCTAGCCGGAGGTCTTGCCATTGCGTTCGGGTCTACCGCCGCAGGCATAGCGCTTGTAATAGGCGGCCTTGCAATGCTGGTTGTTGGAATAAAGGATGTCATTGAAAACGGATTTACCCTTGAAAACACGTTAACCATCATTGCCGGACTGCTGGCTGCTGGGCTTGGAATTGGCCTGTTAACCGGCAACTGGATTCCTTTGTTGATTGCCGGTATTGCCGCCGCGCTTATAGCACTGGTTTCCTTTACCGGGCATGGCGAGGAACTAATTAACGGATTAAAGGAGACTATTGACGGATTCGGTAAATTCTTCAAAGGCGTTTTTTCCGGGGATATGGAGATGACTGCCGAAGGATTAAAGCAGATATGGGACGGCCTTAAAAATACATGGAACGCTGTCATTGATTCAATCAGGGACGCATGGAATATGTTCATCGAGTGGCTGCGCGGGAAAAATCTGGAATTAGCCGCAATTTTTGAGACATACGGGAAACTGGCCGCTGACCTTTACAACACTGCGAAACAAATCCTGAGCGGATTTATCACATTTATCTCTGGTGTGTTCACAGGAGACTGGAATAGGGCATGGGAGGGTGTCAAGGAGATTTTCAGGGGCATCTGGAACAGAATTGTGGCAATTCTGGAGAGCGCGATAAATCTCATCATCGGCGGCATAAACTGGATGATTCGCCAGCTGAACAAGATTCAGATTAAAGCACCGAGCTGGCTTGGTGGCGGCACAATTGGCTTTAATATTCCTGCAATCAGCACCGTCAGCATTCCCCGCTTGGCGCAAGGTGCAGTTATCCCGCCTAACCGTGAATTTTTGGCCGTTCTGGGCGACCAGAAAAACGGAACAAACGTTGAAGCCCCTCTGGAAACCATTAAACAGGCTGTTGCGGAGGTGCTTTCCCAGAACGGTTTCGGCGGGGAAATCACGATCAAGTTCACCGGCGACCTTGCGACCCTTGCGCGGGTGCTGACACCTGAGATCACCCGTCAGCAGCGCCGGACACAGCGGGCATTGGGGGGGTAGTATGGCAAAACCATATTTCAAAATCAACGGCGTGGACATCCTCCACCTCACTCAGGAGGGCGGCATAAAATGGCAGCGCAACGATGTGGAAAGCCCCAACGCTGGGCGAACCATGGACGCTACCATGCACCGTGGCCGGGTGGCGCAGAAATACCGGGCTGATATCACGTGCATGGATATGAACCGCGCGGAAGAGCTTGCGCTTATGGCTCTGATAAACCCGGAGTTTGTCACAGTGGAAACGAACCTACACCCGCTATACGGGAGCCAGACGGCGCAATATTATTCCAACAACGTTCCCGCTTCGATCTCCTACGTTGACCCCGATACCGGGGAATCGGTATGGACGGGTATTTCCTTCCCGCTGGTCGAGCAGTAAGGAGGCAATATGCAGAAAACATCTGCTCTGTATAGAAAAATCCTTGCGGGCATCCACACGAAGGAAACGCGGGTTTCTATCGGCGATACGGGCTTTCTTGTGGACAAACGGGGAAATGGAATCACGTTCGGCGGCACCCGCATTCTGGTTGGGGCTTCCGGCGCAGATGCCGGATACGGAATGAACATCCTCGCGTCGGTAGAAACTACCGGCGCGATTTTCGATGGGAACGAGCCGACCGTCGGGAATGTAATAAGCCGGGAGTGCGACATTAAAATGCTGAAGCCCTCCGGGAACATTGAAGGAATGTCCCGGATTGCGGTTTATGTAAGGCTTGTCAGTGATGACGGCGAATGCTCCGAGTGGCTACCGCAGGGCGTATTTTATGCGGATTCCATTGACCAGGACGCTGACGAGGACGATGTGCAGTGGCTTAAAATCCACGGCTACGACGCTATTCTGTTCGCTGAGCAGGATTACCCGGCAGACAGCAAATTGACATGGCCAGCAAAGGATATAGACGTTGTGCGGGAGATTGCCCAGGCAATGGGCATAACGCTAGACCCAAGGACGGCGGAGATTATGCGCAGCGCCTATCCTGTCCAGTACAATCCGGAATATACTTGCCGGGAATATCTTGGATATATCGCCGCCATGTACGCCGGGTGCTTTCTCATGAGCGAATCGGGGGAATTGCTTCTGGTATGCTTCTGGAATATCCCAAAAGAAACCCGCTACCTGATCGATACCCACGGCTACGCCATTACGTTTGGAGGTGACAGGATCGTTGTCTGACGTGATCAATGTCCGAAAATCGCTTTCGTCGCTGGAAAAGCAAGACACTTTCAACGGATATTCAAAAGTCGTTGTTGCCGTTGCGGACGAATTGGAGTATTCAGCCGGGACAGACAGCGGGCGGACACTTACTCTGGACTGCCCGTGGGGTACGCAGAAAATGGCCGAGGATATTCTATCGAGAATCCAAGGCTTTCAATACCAGCCGTATACCGCCGATGGCGCACATATCGACCCGGCGGCGGAGATCGGAGACGGATTTGCCGCCGGGAACTTATACAGCGGGATATACTCCAAAAACATTTCCCACGGGGCACTGTACACGGCGAATGTATCCGCGCCCGGCGGCGAGAAAATCAATTACAAGTACGAGTATAAAACACCTACGCAGCGCAAGATTGAACGCCACTATTCCGAAATGAAGTCCACGTTCAAGGTTCAGGCCGACCAGATTTCCGCCGAAGTCTCTGCCCGTATCGAACAGGGGGACGAACTCACCTCGCGGCTGGACATTCAGAGCGACCAGATCTCCGCGCGGGTGACCAAAACCGGCGGGAGCAGCTCGTCATTCGGTTGGGAGCTGCTTGACGATTCCTGGACGGTCAAGGCCAACAATACCACTGTGTTCCAGATCACCAAATCCGGCGCAGAAGTCCGTGGAAAGATCACCGCCTTAAGCGGCAAAATCGGCGGCTTTGACATTCAATCCGACTACCTAAGCTATAACAATCAGATCTGGAACGGCACTAACAGCCGGGGAATTTACATTGGTGTCAACGGCATTCAGTGCGGCTCAGAGGCTAACGGCGTGCAGATTACGCCGACCGGGAATCTGTACGCTGAAAATGGCTATTTCCGGGGAAGCGTCAGCGCCGGAAGAATTGACTATGGCGGCGACGATGGGTATTTCAACGGCGAGGGACTAGAATCTCGCAGTGTCTCCGGCCTTGAGATTGCGGCCAGCACTGTAAGCACAACTAACACCACTGGCGGTATCAACACCTCGCTTGGGTACGCGGATTTCGCAAATGGTGTGTTCAATGGGTGGAATACAGCACCCAGTGTATCAACCGAAGACAGAGGACTGATAATTGGAGGCCATACGATAGCTATAGCTTCTACATCGTTCAGGGACGGAAACGGCAGAACAATATCTCTGCAGTACCTAACATGGATTTGATATGATTATACTAGGAGGTCTTTATGGAAAAACTGAAAACCGCAACAGGCAAAGAATTCGACTGCGATTATTTCAACCCCTTCCCTCAGGCGAGGCAAATCAATCTGCGGGTGCTGAATACGTCGCTGCCGACAGTGGCAACTGTATTTGCTGAGCCACAGGAAACCGTGCAAATGTGGTTTGAGGGGCAGTACGCCGCCCAATATACGAAACTAATCGCTATCGTACCGGAAAACGGCGCAGTGCGTGTGGTGCTGGGAAAGGAGTAAAAATGAACCCTGTAATGAAACTTAGGGCAGTCCTGAATACCCTTGAGGGCGTTCAGGTCGCAGGGCGGGAAAACTGGGACAGGATGCTGGGCAGTATGCAGGCCATTGAAGAAGTGGTGCAGGCGCTGCCTGCGCCTCCTGCACCCGAAAAAGAGACTGAACAGGAGGAAGCAGATGGCAGATAAAGCAATATCCGAGCTGATTGCAGCAGAACAGATAAAAGCCGCTGACCTTTTCGTCCTGGAACAGGACAGCGCGGCAAAGAAGCTGACGGGACAAATTCTGCTGAACTGGCTTACCGCCGCCGCTGACGGCCACGGCGGTATCAGCAGCATCGTAAAGCAGTCTACCAGCGGCCTGACGGATACATACCGCATTACCATGGCAGACACCACGACCTTTGATTTTCCCGTTAAAAACGGCAGAGGCATTACCGAAGTTTCCAAAATCTCCACAAGCGGGCTGGTAGACACGTACCGTATCACTTACAACGACAGCACCACCAGCACGTTCACCATCACGAACGGCGCAAAGGGCGACAAGGGCGACAACGCATACGTCTGGATTCGGTACGCGGCGCAGGAGCCGACGGCAGCTTCTCATAACTTCGGTGTTCTTCCTGACAACTGGATGGGCGTATACAGTGGCAATTCCGCAACTGCCCCAACGGATTGGACGCAGTATCAGTGGTTCGAGATCAAGGGCGAAAAGGGCGACATCGGGAACCCGGCTCTGTTGACCAGTCAGTCCGTAACATATCAAGCCAGCACATCCGGGAATGTTATACCGTCCGGAAACTGGCAAGGCAGCATTCCCACAGTAGCACAGGGCGCTTACCTGTGGACGCGAGTTACAATGACGTTCAATTCCGGAACCCCGATTTATGCCTACTCTGTCTCCCGTATGGGCATTGACGGCACCGGCGCAGTATCCACGGTATGCGGCGTAGCCCCGAATTCCAGCGGCAACGTCAATTTATCCGCTTCCGATGTTGGCGCATTGGCGGCATCGGGTGGAGAAGTGAACGGGGACATCTTCGTGAACGGAACCATAAACATGAGCGGGCATCGGATTATGGGTCTGTCCGACCCGATATCAGGCGATGACGCAGCCCATAAATACTACGTTGATTTGGCGATTGCCGGCGTCAAAACAGTTTCCGTCTCCGCAACACTGACCGTTGCCGGGTGGACTGGCAGTGCGCCGTATGTCCAGTCTGTGACCATCACAGGCCTGACGGACGCAAAGAAAGCGATGGCTTATCCAGTGTACGGGAGTAACACGTCCGCCAACATTGCGCTGAAAGAGGCGTGCGGCATGGTGAGCTTTGCTTCCCGGTCGGGCAGCGTGCTGACGTTTACCTGCCTTGAGGACAAGCCCACGGTGGACATTCCGATTACGGTGGAGGTGTACGTATGAGCATTGCAGTGCCTTTATATGGATTTGGTGCCAGCGGCGGCACAGGCGGCTCCCTTACCGTCATAGCCCCTGCGAATGTCACGGTGACTGTTTCCAAGGACGGCAAGACAAAGACCAAGAGCTCCGGAACAACGGGTGTTGTGGTATTCAAGGGGCTTGCGAGCGGCAAGTGGAACGTAACCATTGTCAACAGCGATGGCAAGCCGACCACCATAACCGCCGATGTTCAGACAGAGTACACCGTTACAATCGCTTTTTTCTCTGCCACAATCAACATCACTTATCCAGCTGGTTCGACTTGTGCCTGTACGGATGGTACCACAACCCTTACAGCCCCTGACACCAGCGGTACATGGGCTTGCATTGTGCCGAATGCGGGATCGTGGACTGTGACAGCTACAGATGGTAACGACAGTACCAACAAGTCCGTATCCATCACGGCGGATGGTCAAACGGAGAATGTTGTGCTCAGCTACACCCTAGTCTTATATGAGAAAAATGGTGAGACTGTAGATTGGAGCTATAAGGCATATGATTATAGTGTTCCGTCAGTCAATATGACCTTAGATACTCTGCAAAGTCAGTATGGCGAAGGGAATGCTAGACGGCCAACACTATATACGACCGTTAAACACGACATTTCATCATACGACACACTTTACGGCTCTTTTGATATGACCGGGAGTGGAAGTCTCTATTTGGGCATACTCTCCAGCCCGCCTGCAACAGGCTGTGATAGCGTTGAAAAAGTAGGATTCGCGTCATACGCTAGTGGAAACGGTGGAAAGGTTGATTTAACATTGGATATTAGTGGCTTTAGCGGAGAATATTATATCGCTGTGTATGTAACCGCAAATTGGGATTCTAGTTATAATGGTTCCACGATAAAAATATATGCTGAATAATAGGAGGTGTGTACTGTGAAAACAATCTATCTTGATTCAAATTTCAAATGCCACATCTCCGCCGCCGATGGACGAACGCAGGTTGAAACGGATGCTTTCGATAGCAAGTGCGACGCTTACATTGAGGGCTACCGATTCATCCCGGCGGGGCAGACGTGGACACGCGCCGACGGCGTGGTTTTTGCTGGCGAAATGATCGCCCCATGGAAACCTTGGGACGAGCTGGACGCCGCTCAACGGGAGTATGAGCGGGAGCAATACAAAACGGTTACTGCTCAGAATGTCGAATACGAGTCTGCGTTGTCTGAAATTGAAACCGCTCTGGGGGTGAATAAAGCGTGACCATAGAAGAACGCAAAAATGCTATTCTTGAGAAAATCGCCGAAATGAAAGCCAGCGGTGGCGAGGAACAGCTTAAAGAGCTGGATGAAGCCTACAAGAAGGGGGTTGACAGTCTGTGACACAAGAGGAAAGAAAAAGTATCATGTATGCCCAGGGGCGAGCGAACGCACTTGCATTGCAGGAGAAAGCCCCGGACATGACAGGCACCGAACTGAACGCGGCGGATAGCGACATTCCCAGTTTCAAGGCTGCTGTTGCAAACAAAAACATGTTGGAGCGCAAGGCCGGGTTTGTGTGCCGGTCATCTGCTGGTCGTGTGGTGCGGCTGGTGCAGCCCTATGATAGCACTATCTACACCCAGGAGCCAGAGGAACTTCCCGCACAATGGGGGTTCGCTTGGAGCACCGACCCAGCGAAAGCGTTGCCATTCGTCGCCATGTCTACCAGTCCCTATAATAAGGGCGACTGCTGCACAGAGGGCAGTAAAGTGTACCGCTCCACGTTGGACAATAATGTATGGTCGCCATCCGCATACCCCAAGGGCTGGGAAGAGGTGAACGTATGACGGTAAAGCAAATTCAGTGCCTGTTGACCTATCTGGGCTATTCCCCCGGCACGATTGACGGCATTGAGGGCAGGAACACCCAAGGGGCTATCCGGGCGTTTCAGGCCGACTATGGGCTTACCGTGGACGGGATTCCGGGGGCAGCTACTCAGAAAATGCTGATTGGTGCTATTGCCGGGACGGCGGTAAAGGTAGAGCAACCGGAGCGCAGCGACGCGCCGAAAACTGGGACGTTCTGGGACGATATCAAGTACTTCACCCGTGAGGAGTTCCGGTGCCAGTGCGGCGGGAAATACTGCAACGGCTTCCCCGCAGAACCCGCAGAGGAAACCGTCCGCATGGCGGATGAGATACGCCGCCGGGCAGGGGTTCCCCTGAATGTGAATTCCGGTGTTCGGTGCAAGCGGCACAATGCCGAGGTGGGCGGGGTATCCAACTCCCTGCACACCACGGGACAGGCTGTAGACCTCTCAGGGGCTATCTCCCCGGAGAAGCTTTATGCCATAGCCCAGGAGGTACAGGCCGAGAAAATCCCCGGGCGGGGCGGTCTGGGGCTGTACGGATGGGGTATCCACGAGGACAACGGGAAATACAGCCGGTGGAACGGCTGAGAAGGGAGAATGCCAATGGAAGAAGCTGAGATCACTAAGTGGATTTCCGCTGTAGAGCAGCGGGGGAAATCCAACTCTCACCGGCTGGAAGCGCTGGAAAAGCAGACGGAGGCAGTAAACCGTCTGGCAACATCCGTCGCTGTCATGGCGGAGAAGGTGGAGACCACCGGGGCGAAGGTTGACGGCCTCTGCACGGACGTGCAGGAGCTGAAAGCCGAACCCGGCAAGCGGTGGAAGGGCGTTGTGGAAAAAGTCATCTACATCGTTGTAGCCGCTGTCGTAGGGTTTATTCTTGCCCGGCTTGGGCTGGGCTGATTTTTAAGGAGGAAAACAAAATGATTAACTGGATTGTACGCATCAAAAACAAGAACTTCTGGCTGGCCGCGATTCCCGCGCTGCTTCTGCTGGCGCAGACGGTGGCCGCCCTGTTCGGCTTTACGCTGGACTTGGGCGAGATCGGCGACAAGCTGCTGGCCGTGGTGAACGCCGTGTTTGCCCTGCTGGTGATTCTGGGCGTGGTGAACGACCCCACCACCGCCGGTATCTCTGACAGCAAACAGGCAAGAACCTACAGCTCCCCCAAGGAGGACTGATGTGATAAGTGGATAAAGTCCCGTGGAATCGGGTGATTCTGGATGAGTTCTGTTCTCTGGCGATTCTCACGCCGTTGGAGGAAAAGATCATCCGCACCCGAGCCGCCGGATGGAGCCAGACAAAACAGTGCCACAAGTTTTGTGTGTCCCAAGCCACTGTCACAAGAACGGTTAAAAAGTTGCGGATGGAATACGAATTGTGCAGAAAGTACAGTGACAAGCTCCCTGAAAATCTGAAATTCTGATTCTGCGTGACGATTTATTGACGATTTATTGACGAAATCCCGACGAGTAGATGATGATTCTACCGTCGGGATTTTTGTTATTCTATAGGTAGAAGGTGGCCACCTCCTAATATTTTGAAGGAGGACTTCTATATGTCTCTGAATTTCACTGCTGCTGACCGCGTGGGCGGTATCGGCGGCTACATCGGCGGTATTACGGCTCTACTGGGGCTGGCAAACGGCGGTGTGCTCAACTCCAACAGCGGGAACTGCGAGGGCGACCACGTGGTGAACCGGTACGAAGCCGGACAGTCTGCGGAAATTGCCGCGCTGAAAGCGGACATCAAGCTCCGGGACGCCAACACCTACACCGACCAGAAAATGCTGGACATGTACCAGTATCTGGATGGCCGTCTGCGTGGCGTTGAGGGACAGATTTCCGCTCAGGCGGTTGTCAATGCCCAGATCACTGCAAACCTCAGCTGTATGCAGAACACCCTGAACACCCTGTCCGGGCTGACCAAGACCGTGATTCCCATTGGGAATGTGTGCCCTGAACCCATGCCCGCAAAGAACAGCTGGACTGCACCCACTGCTGCCGCTGCTGGCTAGCCCAAACGGGGCGGCAATCGCCGCCCCAACAATAATCGGAGGTAACTATGGTTTCAAAAGAACGTTTTGTAAATGGGGCGCTTCGGTATGTGGAGCAGGAGGTTCTTCCCCACTTTCCGGAAATGAAAGCCGTCGTTGTCGCCGGGGTGGTAGCCCTGTACGCCAAGAGAACGCCGCAGATTTTTGAGAAGCTGGAAAGCATTCCCGCCGTCAAAATGATGCACGTGTTGGAGGACGGAAACATTGACGAGGACGCGCTTTACAACGCATTCGCCCCGCAGATTCGGAAACCGTTGGAATTTGACATCCCGTTTGTCGGCAAGCTGTCCTTTGACCGGGCAGAGGTTGACAAGCTTCTGAGATACATAAAGGAGGCATAAGCCATGAAAGAAATCAAACTGCTGATGGAGCATATTGAGGACGAGCTGGAAGACGCGCACACCTACGCGGAGTTGGCCGTGGAATACAAGCACGACGACCCGGAGCTGGCAGACCTGTTTTACAGGCTGAGCGGGGAGGAAATGAACCACATGAACGCCCTGCACAAGGCCGTTGTTTCCCACATTGAGGAATACCGCAAGCAGAAGGGCGAGCCGCCTGCGGCCATGATGGCTGTTTACGAGTACCTGCACAAGCGGGATATTGAACGGGCGGAGAACGTCGGAGTGGTGCAGGGGATGTATAAGCGGTAAGCGTGGCAAATTTCGTGTCAAATGGCGTGTCAAATTTGCATCCAAAAACTGTATTATGTGTTCCAAAAATCTATAATTCATAAAAATATTTTACCACGGAAAAGTTCGGAGTTCTCAGAATAAAGCGGTAAAACCAATAAAAACACCCTAGAAACAAGTTCTAGGGTGTTTTCTGTTATGGTGACCCGTACGGGAATCGAACCCATGTTACCGCCGTGAAAGGGCGGTGTCT